TTCGCTACCAACAATTCTGCGCGCGTACCTTTTCTTCTGTTTGGATTCGACATATTCGCCTGTGCTCCTCATGAATCTGATTTTGTGTCTTCGTTCAACCGTGGTCATTCCGCCCCACACACCAACGCAATCGTTCTTGATTGCAAAGTCTAGACAACTTTCACGGACCACGCATATGTCGCAAAGTTTCTTCGCTTCGCGTACCGCGTGAGAGTATCGCTCGTGGAAGAAGATGTCGGTGCCTTCTCCGCGACATGTGCCGTGTTGTTGCCAGGCTGGTCGGAGTAGTTCAAAGACACTTTTGGATTCTGACCAGACATCGACCACACCGTATTCGGTCATTGTGTGACTTCGCGCAACCAGAAGTGAACTTTGATTGCGGCGAAGAAGTTGATCAACGCAAAGATGGCGATATGTGGAGTGATGTCGAGTTCGGTGTTTGGTCGTGCGAACAGTATGAACCATCCGAGCAGTATGAATCCGAGCGTGACTTGAATCTTGTTTGTAGTTCTCATTATGTCTCCTTTAGTAGTTGATTGCTGGTATCAGTTGTAGTACATCACGGTAGGGACTTGGTGGATGCTTTACAAGTCCTAGTGCGATTGCACGGATCCCACGGAATCCAGCCGTTACCCGCAGCCTTCTCCCAATAGTCAAATAGCAGTTTGCCTGCCTTGAGGTTGGTGAGCGGGTCGAATAGTGGTTCTTGTGTACAGATTTTCATCTGTAAACAGATTGGTGCGGTCGGGTTGCGTTTCGGGTCATAGTTCAAACCATTGACCTGCATCAAGGATGTGTCTGACCTGTGATTCCATTCGGACACACCTGTGATGTTGCAGTCCTTGTCCACAATGTCGCCACCACGGCGGTTCGGACATCCGCCCGATTCGCGTAGCACTATTTCAGCCAACTTAGGTATCTGATCGGCTGTCCAGCCTGCCTTGAGTGCTAGTGCTGGTAGCCAAGACACGTCGCCATGCCTGAACACGATCGGCTGATCGGCTGGGATCGGGTCTAGTCGGTCGGCTGATCTTGGTTCAAGATGCACCGTTGGTCGATGTTCGTGAGCTGGTGCCGAGACCGCTTGTGCGATTCCGAGACTGTAGGTCAAACTTGCGAGTGTTGCCATGATTGCGGTGAGTATGCGCATCGTGGTCCTTTCGTATATGTGCAGGAATAACGCAACCAGAAGGAGGTGACTGGTTGCGGTGTTACATCAACCCTAGTGGGGAGAACACTCAACTACCTTAGCCGATCGGCTGGTTAGACCGCTATAACTAAGGGTTCTAGATATTTATCTCTAGTTCCATCAATACTTTGATCTTCTGCACCATGCCGACTGGGATGTGTAGAACATGGTCAATCGAGTCTCCGATCCGTGATTGGAACAGTGTGATGTGATGCGGTTTGCCACCTTCGGCTTCGTTCAGTAAGTAGCCGACCGATTCAACTTCGGCGGGTTCAAGATCGAGTTCTTTGATCGGTATCCACGACTCGGCACCACTATGCGCATCATGCCAGGTGACGAGTACGACGCTCACTTCTTTGGGTCTTCGGTCTGTTTCTTGTCTAGATGCCAGTCGAGATGGCTTGTCATTCTCGCGCCTTGTTTACCGACCATGTCGATCAGGTTGTCTAGGCGCTTTTGAACTACAGCGTGGTCGTCTTTGTTTTCTTGGCGGAAGCCTCTGAGTTGAATAATGGTGATGACGATCGCGCCGAAAGTTGCGACTGCTGCCGCGAGAACTGTGGCAAGTCCAGCGTCCATGTCACACAACCTTCTTGCTGTCAAGCCATGCTTGAACTGCAACTGGCACGTTGTCACCGGCTGTGTAGCGAAGATGCCATGGTTCTTCTGGAACCACTTCCCAACTGAATCCGAAGTCAAGTGCGTTGGCAAGCATCCACTCGAAACGCGGACCGCTTGCTGACCAAATGTCAACGGCAATTCCGAGGTTGTGCATCGATGTGCCAGGTGCGGCGAGTGATGCGAGTGTTGGTGATTTCTTGTACCACTTCACACCTTCCCACGTTCGTGTCGAGGCGCCTTCGAGTGGTTGCTTCTGGTATCTCTGCAAGAACGAAGTTGTTTGCATCTGTAATGTTCGATAGGTGTCACCAACTGATGTTGGTTTGAATGGCACGATGCCATCGGCGAGTGCTTTGTCGCGCATCGCATGATAAGCGTCTGCTGCACGCCAGTGAAGTTTTCCGCCAGGTTGGATGGTGCGTAACAAAGTTTCAGGCAACGCACCAGGCTTCACGCCTTTGAGGTCCGCAGGCAAAGTTACTTTGACTATCGGCCAGTTGTTAGCAACAACTTTCTTGACAGGAACTTTCTTGGCATTCACTTCTTCTTGGCTCCGGTGAATGCTTCTTTGATTTCTTCGGATGTCAGTTCGCCGTCAACTGATGCTTGTGCGAGTTTCTGCACGACCGCGATGACAGCCATAGCACCAGCCATGATCGCCGACTTCGCGACCGAGATACCGATCACGGCACCTGTGGTGATTGCTGGTAGCGCGTTCGCCAAGAACAGCGAGAACAGTCTTTGAGTTAGGTCAAGGAACTTTGCGATTGTTGGATTTTGCTTAATCATTATTTCTTCCACCATTATCTTCTCCGTCCTTAGTGAGTACTCCTGCCAAGTGTAGTGCTAGTGATAGGAACGTAAATATCAACGCCCAATTCTGCACAGTTCCTGACAAAGTCATGATAGTTATGGCTGAGGCGCCCAGCGTGAAGCCGAGTGCAAACAATTCATCTTTCAATTTACGGATCATTATCTGTCTCTTCTTCGCAGGCTCGCTCCTACCGCCACCAGTGTATTTGATACAGCCAACAGAGTTCTACGCTCGCCGACAGGAATCGTGGATCCGACCATCTTGTACGAGTCGAATACGCCTGCAAACACGTTGATTGTTTGTTGAAACTTCTTCTTAACTTTGGTTGGTGCCTCATTTAACACCAAGACTAATTCTTCGGCCACTTCGGCGGTCAGCTCGTCCACGACTATCTCTGCAAATATCGCTTCGGCTTGTTCTTCGGTCACTGCCGACAAAACCTCAGCACTTGACGCGATACTGACCGCCTGGTCGCTGGTGATGTCTGCGGTCAAAACCTGCTGGATTGTAGCCACAATTTGTGCCGGTGCCTGATCAGCCAACACTTGAACCATCTGCTCAACCTTGACATTGCTGATCGGCTGGTTCGGGATTATCTCCACTAAGGTCTTTTGTAATGAAAGCACTTTTGATTGTTCTTCTGTTTGTTGGGTATCTTGGATTTGTTGTTTCGGTACTTCTGGCGGTACTGTTCCGAGAAGAGAAGTCTCAGATCGACTGGGAAGAGTTGAGGAAGGATCGGTTCTAGATGTTTGAGGTTGTGTCGTTCTTGGTGTCAGTTTTGGAATCGTTGTTTCGACTGGTGCTACTACCTGCGCAAGTGTTGTTGACACTAATGAAGTTGGTGGCCGTGGCAATGTTGTTTCTGGTGGCAGAGTCGTTGGCGTTGTTGTCGTTGACGGTTCTGTTCTTTCGGGAAGCACCGTTGTGGTGGATTGTTGCACACTTGGCAATTCTCTCGGCGGTTCGATATTGGTTGAAACTTCTACAGGCGCGATAGATGTTGTTGCAGACGGTACAGGACGCGGCTCAGTTGTTGTCGTCGTGCTGGAACTCGTTGTGGTCGTTGGCAGTTGAGTTGTTGTTGAAGTTGTGGAAGTTTGCTCAGGAAGGGTTGATGTAGATGAAGTTGATGTCGCTGATGTCGTTGTCGTACTTGGCAATAGTGTTGTGGTTGTTGTGGAAGTGGATGAACTCGTAGTCGTGGTCGTGGTCGATGCTGCCTGAGTAGTGAACGCGCTATCTGGCACGATCTGCCAGCCTGCATCATTGATATTCCAGGCGAGCATGTAGCAGGCAGCGCCACCACTTTCGAAGAACCATCCGTTGAGTGGATAGGTGCCGGCTGATAACGCGAATGAGGTTTGTGCCGACCATGAGCAGCCTTTGAAGTTCCATGTGCCGAACTCAGGCGTCTCACCGATCTTCACAGTGCCACCATCATCAGCTGCGACCATGAAACTGATTGTCTGATTCTCTGGAATCGTGATTGCGCCGGTGTAGTGAACCATGAAGTTGTCGTTGCCACATTGTTGGAATGGTTCACCGTTGAAGTTGCGGTTGATGTTGTTTTCTAACTCCGAACCACATTGCGGATACGCGATATCGGATCTGGTTGGCAGACCAGATATCAGATATCCGACCGCGTTCAACCCTGCGACTGGGTCAGCCTTGGCAGGGTTTGGGAAGAGTGCGAACAGTAAGGCTGGTATAGGTATCAGCCATCGAGTCAAGTTTCGTTTCACTTCGGTTCCATGTTCGGAATACTAGGTTAGAAACTTTATTGAATGAGAACCCATTCGAGTTGTGTTTCATTCCATGCGTACATCTTGCCGTCATCAGGTTTCGCTGTTGGTGCTTGCCAGTCATGGTTACTGTCCAGAGTCCACGACTCGAATGGTCGTGGTGCAATGAATACATCCGCCGAAGAATTGTACGCGTAACCAATACCTGCGAACTGTTTTCGGATTTTATGGTTGAAAGAAGTTTTAATCCAAGTTCCGCCGAATAGATTTGTACAAAACTCTGCACCTTTTGATTCTGTTTCTACACCGTCAACAAGTAGTTCGTTGTTGTGAACAGAAATTACCCTTGTGACGACATTGTCAACTATTTGTGCGTAGTAGGCCATTAGTATGTGATCGTTCCTGAGTCAGTGAATGTGTAGATCGTGCCTGACACTGTTGGCGAACCTGTAGTCGATATCGCTGCTTTGCCTGCGTCAATGATGACAACGCCTTTTCCACCTGCTGCACCGATTTGCCCGCCAGCAAAACCGTTTACACCGCCACCGCCACCGCCACCTCTGTTCGCTGTGCCTGCCGTTGGTGCAGTGTTTGGCGAGTTGATGCCACCATTACCGCCACCGCCTTGACCGCCCTTACCGTAAGCAGTGCCTTGTGATGTGTTTTGCATTGATGCACCGCCACCTCCTGCATAGTAAACGCCGTCATATAATGCGCCATCGCCGCCATTACCACCGAAAATGTTTCCGCTAGTAAAGATACCTTGCGACCCGACCGCTGCTTTTCCGCCACCGCCAGCAGCCGCAGTACCGCTACCGCCCGAGTCATAAAACGGCCCACCATCGTTACCTTCACCTGATACACCTGTACCTGCAATACCGCCAGATACAGCGCCCGAGCCACCGCCCGAGCCACCGTTTCGACCACTACAAACACCGCTACCGCCACCACCACCGCCACCGCCACCAGTAGTCGAGACAGATAGATTCGTTCCACTAATTGAAGATGTGTTGCCATCGTTACCAACCGAGCCTGCACCAACTTGCGCACCACCAGCTCCAACAGTGATTGTGTAACTGCCAGTCAACAAAGCCTCAGCACCGACCGCTGACTTCATACCACCCGCGCCACCGCCACCAGCCCAACCGCTAGAGAAGTTTTCTTGACCGCCCGAACCACCACCAGCAACCACCAAATAATTTATAAGTACTGCGGCTGGTGCGCCGACTCCTGCCAGTATTTGCATCGCTTACGCCTTCAAATTACCGAGTGCGATCCATTCGTTCGTATCAATCTTGATACAAGTCGCAATCGAGAACTGATCGTTAGTCTTCAACTTTGCACCACTTGAACGAACCGTGACCGTCGCAGCAGGAGTGATTGTTACCGTTGCTGTGCCTGCCTGATAAATGTTGATCTGGTCACCAACCGCAAAGGCAACAGTTGCGTTGGCTGGGACAGTGAAAGCAACCGCAGTGCCTGACGTGAAACTAAGTAACTTGCCTACATCGGTGAGTGCTGCGGTGTACGCGGTTCCGGCTTGTGTATTGATTGCGACGATTGAAGTTGCCAAGATATTGGCGTTCACCGCGGTGAAAACATCGCCTGAACTGAAGGTCGGTCTGAGTGCCATATTGCTCCTATCCTAGTCCAACATTGACTTCATCAAGTTGGCTTGTGTCGAGTATAAATGCGGTCACGATTTGGGCTTGACCTAGTTTGAATGATATCCGATGATCGGATGGTGTGATGTCATGCGAGACGGCTTCGATGAAAACTGACTCGGTGCGTTCGAGTGGCAGTCCTTGGTCGTAGCGTTTCGTGACTTCGATAACGTCTCCGACATCGAGTGTCAGGACGGTTGGCCAGAGTGCCGACCCGCAAGCGTTCAGGCTGGTTGAGATCTCATCAAAGCGGATCTTTGGTTCTTTGTATTTGTTTAGAAGGTTCTCAGCCAAGGCTGACCCAGCCGCCAAAGTATTTAGTGGCACATTCGAGAACGACAAAGTTTGCACACCGTACTGAGTTTGGCTTGTGGCATCCGATGCGACTTGCGCTGCTGTGCCACCGTCAACATCTATCTGTACACGGTTGAACAATGTTTCTTGACCGTATGCGACTCCGATCGCCAAGATTGGAATCTCATTTGTAGCGGTACCGCCGAACGACGCGATAGCACTTGAGAATGTGAACGAAATTCTTGGATCAAACACAATTTGATTCTTGCGGTTCGCCAGAAGTCTGCCATCTTCTGCAATGGCGACCGACTGCAACGCTGCCAGTGTGTTGGTGTTGTCGGTATAGGCGACTGTGCCACATGTTGCGATACCTGTTGAGATGTCTCGTAACGCGGTTGAGAAGTTAACTTCTGGTCTGTCCAAGATCGCTGACACGCGATCTGATGTGAGTTGTGATGAAGGTTCGAATGCGGTCAACGCAGTGCGTGACAGTTCGTATAGTGCGTCCGCGGATTGGATTGAAGCAAACGACAGGTTCGGTTGCTCATAGGTGATGTCAAGGTCGGTGATTGCGCCGACGAACAGTTCGGCGGTACCGGCAAGAACTTTGATCGCTCGCCTCGGAGCCAAGTCGAATGAACCTTGATACCAGGCTGATGCGGTGTTCGCTGGATCAAACAGTCGTCCAGAAGCACGGTCGTCAGCCAATATCCGACAACTGCCAGGTGAAAACTGATCGGTTTGAGTTGAGCGACCACGCTGGATCGCAACAGATAACACATACTCGGTCGCGTCCACGAAGTCGCCTGTGCCGTCAAGTGCAGCTGTGCCGTCCAGTGTTGATGTGTCAAGAATGAATTGGTTGGCAACCTGACCGACATCTAGCAAAACCGTATATGCCTGTCCCCACTTCAATGTCTTTGGCATAGTTACCTTCTCGGAGCGAAGCCGAGTCGGTCAATCGCGAACGCATCGACCGCTGTGTATTGTTGCAAGAGTTGCACAATCTGCCGACCTGCCTCAACACCGTTCGTGCCGATACCTGTATTCACCACGATTGTGTTGCCACCGCCAGCACCAGACGAACCACCACCAGACGAACCTCCAGGCGTTGGCACCGTTGGCAAAGTTGGAATCGTCAAATTAGCTCGACCACTAGCAGCAGCCGCATCAGCGACCTTCTTGATCGCTTCGGCGAGATTCTCGTACGCTTCGGTCTCTCGATCAAGCGCGTCGGTCAAACGCTCCGAAGCGGCTTCTTGTTGTTCTTTGGCTCGATTCACTGCGTCAAGGAATATGTTGTAGGTCGCTGACCCGACAATCGCACCAGTGACCGCTTCATTCAATACCGTCTGAGCCTTCGACAATCCAGTAGTTGCTTCAAACTGTGCATCAGTCGCATCAGACACAGCCAACTTCGCTTGAGCCAAACTGATCTCGGCTTCACGGATCATCTGCGGATTCGAGTCAGGATCGGCACGAACCTCGGCAAGTTTCAGTTCAGCATCACGAACAGCGAACACCGATTCTTCAACTCGATACCCAGAGTTCTCAACACTGCGTTGAGCCTTGGCTAATTCACGTTGAGCATCTTTGGCTTGTTTTGAATCCGCGCCATATCCGTTGATTGCTTGAGTGAAGTTTTCTTGTGCAACAGTCAACGCAGTATTCGCATCGTTCAAAGATTGTTGCGCCTGAACACTGCCCTTCTGCGCGGCGGTGAACGCCTTCTGTGCAGAAGTAGAACCCTTCAACGCATCGATGTACTTCTCAAACTTCTGTTTCGCTGTCTCAACAGTCTTTGCCACACCGCCCGCGGTTTTAATTATTTCTTCATCCGCTTTGACCGATACCACGCTTGCTGTTGCTTTACGTTCAAGAGCGTCAGCGGTGCCAAGAACCGTTGTCACAACACGGGATTGAATCACAGCAGCTCTAGCGGCTGCGTCACGAAGTTTGTCAAACAAACCAGGTGTGCGTTCTAACGCGCTGTTGATTCCGTTCTGTGCTGCCTTAAACGCCAAGGATGCTGCGGTCGCTTTCAAAGTCAAACTGACATTGCCGGTCAAAGCACCGACCAAGGCTGTTGTCAACGCAATAGTTCTACCAATGTCAACGAACTGTTTCAAGAACTCCAACACAGCAATCGTCATCTGTTCCAAACTGTTAACAAACGAAACTCCCATTTCGCCCATCGAATTGATGGCGAAGCCGATCGCCATGACAATGCCGTGTTCGCCGATGTTGTCTGCAAATGCTTTGACCGCAGGAACAATGTGGTTGTTCACAAATGTGACGAATCGTTCAAACACAGGCAACAACAACTCACCCAAGGTTGTGACGATGTCATCGATTGATGCTTTAAGGATTCGTTGCTGGTTGGCTAAACCGCCAGATGTTCTCTCGAAGTCGCCTTGCGCGTCGGTTGTTTGACGGAACAATAGTTCTGATGATGCAAGAACCTTTTGTTGTGCTGATAACGCACCGTTGCCGTCATAGATTCCCATTTCCAATGCGACTTGTTTTAGAGCGGCGTCGTTCATCAGAACACCGAATCGGCGAATAGGTTCTGCTTCTCCTCGTAACGCGGCACCAAGCGCAAGGACTGCTTCTTCTGGTGATGTGTTGTTGAATGATGCCAAGTCGGTTGAAAGTGTCACGAACTTGGTTGAGAAGTCGGCAAGTTCAGTTCCGACTAAACCTGCGGATTTTCCGAAGGTGCCGAAGGTGGCGGACGCATCAAGTGCTTGTTGTCGAGTTTGACCTAAGGATGTGGCTGCTGTGTCAGCGAATTGTTGGACTATCCGTGACGCATCGCCGAAGATGACATTTGTTTTGGAGATTGTTTCGTTAAGATCGGATGCCTTTTGAACTGCGACAAACGATGCGGCTCCGACTGCGCCGATCGCAGCACCAGCGATGAGCGCAGTTTTCTTTACAAAGTCAAACGCGCCACCAAGCACATTGCCAACAGTTTGAAGTTGACCGAGAGTTCGTTCACCTTCACGACCGAGTTTTTTGAACGCCGTGATAGCGCCGTCCGCATTGCCAAGAATCTTTACAACGAATGTGCGTTCACCTGCCATGGTGACGCAATTCTACTCAGTTAACGGACATCCGTTTGCGCAAGTCTGCCCACTCGCGTTGCATGTCACGATGAATCTCTTGCTGTGTCATCCCGTCATATTGTGACAAGTCAACTGGTGCATCCCACCACTTCGGATCTTGTACGATTCGCGCCCACTTGCCACTTCTAGTTTGTCGAGTTGAGCGGATGTTCGGAGTGTTGAATGTGCGTGTCGGTGCAGCGATGTCGGTGATGGTCGGGTCAATGAATCGCCAACCTGAGTGATGTGTGCGGAATGGTTGACCAGCCTCGTGTTGTGGCAGGTAGAAGATACGCGCAGGATCTTTGGTTGCTGGGTCGCCTTTGAGATTAAGTCGAGCGTGTGTCTCATGCCAAACTTCATCCCAGTTCTGCACCGGCACAGCCTGCTCGAATGGGATGACAACGTGCCAGTGAGGATTGTCTTCACGATGCGACCAGGTCGTGTACGCGAAGTGGATATACGATCCGATATCACAATTCTCAAATGCTTCACCGTCAAGGTCGGCGACTAACGCCCAGATGTGTGACACGTTGCGATTGCCTCGCGTTGTGTACTCACGATAGGTGACAGGCGAGTACAGCGCACCATCAGACTTCTTCTCACGTTCTTCGTGTTTGCCGAGCATTGAAGCAAACTGCATCCACGACTCAGCGATGGTCTTTGGGTAGACAGATTTGACCGATGGAAACCCGACGACTTCAAACATTGTGCAGAACCTCCGACTATCAGGATAGCGAATCCTCAGCCGATTACAAGCATCACAAACCCAGTTCTTTGACGACGCGATCCATGCCTTCTAAGTATTCTTTGGCGATCTCATTCTTGCGTTTGCGCACAGTCGGCCAGAAGAAGTAACCAGACTGACCACGATGTCGCAAGAACTGTTTCGTCTTAGGTTTAACACCACCACCAAACTCTGCACCAAAGAACACATCGGCGCGGGTCACTGGCTTCTTGCGTCGACTATTCGGACGAGACTTGGAGATAAACGGTTCTTTGCCACGCAAAGAGATGGTTGGAATGCGATCATTCTTCGCTCGTAATCCTTTGGCAACTTGTATCGCTTGACGGGATCGACTAACCGATCCCGCTTCAATACGAACCGAAGCTTGTAGATCTTTGGCGATTGTGTAAGCGACCTTGCGCATCTCTTTGTTGAACTGCGGAGATGCCTTCGAGAACTTGCGCAACGTCTCAAACAAGTCTTTGACGACGACCGTGTTACCTGCGACAGCAGCTTCACCAGCACGACCGAGAGTTCCACCGGTATCGCCTGGCAGATTCGGGAATGCTGAGAATGCCATCAGTTGATCCTTTGCGGTGGGTTCATCTTTATACTCTTCCAGCGCAGATAGCCGAGCATCGTGTACAGCATTCTAGGTGATTCTTGCAGAAGTAAAGATGGAGCGATGTGAGTCTCACACGCTAGATATGCGATCAGCCAGTGGGCTGAGGATTCTCCAAAGGGACGATCACCGCAGAATCGGTTCCAACCTCCACACTCTCAACGGTTTCAATCCATTCTTCAAACTTCATCGCAGTATTCTTCGTGCGCTTCGTTGCGTGCCACGCCAACCATGCAAGATCGGTGAGGCGTAGTTCTGTTTGAAAGTTTGCGACCGAACGATTCTTCTCTGTTTCGAATGCGATGAAGTCGGCGAACTGTGCGGTCACCTTGACTGTGACAGAGTCCAGCGTTGTTACTTCTAGATTGATTTTCATTCTTACCTCCTGATTGTTTACTTAAGAACTATGCAACCGTTTTTGTGATCACTCCGCTGATTGGCCACGTTACGTCGGCTGTGTTTAGCTCGCCCACGGCGCCGTTTACTGGAGTGAACTCGGTGCAAAGTACGCTGAATGTGTAGTGAGGTGTAGCGGATCCTGCGGCGGCTGTTCCTGCTGGTTTCACAACCATCGTCACTGCGGTCGAGCCAATCAATGGCGTGATGAGTCCGTCAATGGCGTTGTAGTCATTGTGCAACGAGAGTGTCACCGAGTTGTCGATCAATCCTGACACGCGGGTCACTGCGCCACCACTGCCGAACGAAGTTGTTGGAACTTCGGCTGCCGAGGTGCTGAGGGTAACTGCTGCAACATTATTGGTGATGTCGGTGCCGTTGAGGATCACATTTGAGTTGAGAAGGACTAACTTTGCCATGATTATTTATCTCCTGCCGTATCGGCTTTCGAGGTTGATTTATCTGCGACCAAGACAATGCGACCCGATTGCACTAATGAGTCTAGATGATCAACATCAGCCTCATCAATAGTGGCTGGATATTGTTTACCGAGAACAGTGAAGCCCTCAACTACCTGATACTTTGCCATGACCTAAGCGTACACCACGACCCGAAAGTCAACAGTCAGGTAGGTGGTGTCGTTCGCGTCAACGGTTGAGATGTTGGATGCCTCTTCAACAATCAAGGTTTGGGCATATCCGCCGAGTGTTTGGTCGGCTTCAATGGCGGCACGAATCCCGCTGTCGTAAGAAAGATAAGTGTCGAGCAGGTTCTGTGATGTGCGTTCAGCTGCACGACCAACAATCACACTGACGGTGAAGACATGCGTGACAAGTCCTCTGCCCATCGCACCGTGATAGGTGATTGATTCAAGTGTCGGCCATGCAAGTCCGCCGATTGAAGGGTTGACCTGGTCGGGTTGTTGTGCGAATGCGCGAAGGTTCGTGATTGTTGCGAGACGGGTCTGCAATCCTGTTTTAAGTTCGGTGACTGTTGCGGTCATGCAAACATTCGCATTCGGCGATAAGGCTCGACAAGTTGTGCGACGTCTGGGTCGAGTGCGCGTGTCACTCGTATCGCACCTAAGTCTCCGAAGCCGGCAACGCCGAGCGGTGAATCGTAACGTTTGAAGATTCTTGATGCCTGAATGATCACCGCTTGTGTGATCGGTTCAGGCACGGACGGCCAACCATAAACCGCGGTGAGTTGCACCAATGCTTCTTCACCGTAGTTCGCATTCAAGGTTGGGAACAGGAAGTCGCCGACTGCGCGGATGCGTGTGAACGGAACAGTCAAGCCGTCCAAGATTCCGTTGACTGGTTCTAGTTGGTAGTCAAGTGGTGTGAATGTGACATCGAAGTTGCCGTCAGCCTGTGTCGAAGTTTTGAGTGTCAGTGCAGTCCCAGCGATGTCATCGATCTCGCACACAAACTCGTCACCAGCAGTGAACACTCTTGTCGTCGCGGATCCGTATTGCCAGAACTGTCGGTTGGCGTATCCATCAATCAGTCGACTGGCAGCTCCGGCACAGTTGTCAATCAGTTCGTCGTCTTGTGTATCGGCTGTACCGATTCGAAGCGCAGCCTTAATCTGGTTGCGTGTGGCGTAGCCGTTCGTGATTGCCATAGTTCCTTATCTTACTTCAAGATCAATGGTGGGAACTCTACACCAGGCACAACTTCATGTTCACGCAAGATTGCTCGCATCTGCTCACATTGAAGTTCGCCGTTTGACTGCGGTGCAATCGAGTACGAATCTGATCGCCGAATATGATCCCCACACGGGTTACCTCTGAACGCGACTTTGTAGCCAAGTTTCTTGATCTCCATCCATTGAATCCAATCATTCCAAACAACTTGTCGATATGGGATTGACCAAAGAACTGAACGACGAATCAAGATTCCACCACGCATCGGGTTGTGAGATACATTAAGAATCTGATCAAATGATTCTTGGTTCGCAGACCATGGTTGACCATTTTCAATCCACGGATTACAAATAATCTTCACATCCTCACCAACATCGGTCAGACCGTCAAGCGCGTCAGGGAACCAAATGTCGTCCATCCCGACTGGCATCACCCAGTCCGAGTTCGCTGCAAACATGGTGTCGTTCCAACTATTCCACTTGTGATGCGGTTGAACAATTTCGTGCCAATGCTTAGGCAGATTCAAAGCCACAGGCGAAGACACAATCACCTCATCAGGTTCAGTGTTCAACTTCTCCATCTGTTCAATGAACTGTCCGCCGAACCGATCCCAGAAGTCACCCCAAACTGTGACACACACAGCGATGCTCATGTCAGTCCCAACTCAGATCTAGTCGGCGTTGAAGATCCCATTGACCTGCATCAAGTCTCGCGTTGCGAAGTTTGAACAGTTCAAGATTAGATGCGAAAGTTTGCGCGTTCTTACCTTGCAACGCCACATCTGACAGAAGTGTTGAAGAGTTGTCGTGCATGATGATGTCTTGTGACTTGCGAATTGTTTTGCCCATCCGCACAGCGCGACGCTCATAATCGTTGTCTTCAAAGTATGCGGGATGGAATGCTTCGCAGAACAGTCCGACATCTTTCACAACTTCGGATCCGATCCACGCGCAAGCCCACTCTGGTGAACCAGTGAGATGAATCTCATCTCGGTCACATCCGTTCCAGAACTGTTGAAGTTTGTCTGGTAAGAACCAGGCGTCCGAGTTGAGAAGAATCCAACCAGATGCGAACGGTGTCATCTTGATACCAAGATTCCATGATGTAGCCACACCAAGGTTGCTCGGCATGTCCATGATGTAGGTCTTGCCGTGACGACTATGGCGTGGCATCATCAGACAATCTTCTTCGATCTTGCCTCCGTTGTCGATGATGATGATCTTTTCGACTGGGAAGTCGAGCGAATCAATGCACCGTTCAAGTAGGTCGTACCGGTTGAGAACTGGGATGATTACGACCGGCACCATGCGGACAACTCCTTCATAGTTGGCTTCCAGTGCTGTTCAAATACCGTGTCGGCTCCATACCCTTGCGCATGGGTTATCGCCTGCTCAGAACGCCCTCTAGGCGCGTCATACGCCGATTTGAGAGCGTTCACGATGTCAGGCACTGACGGTGTGAAGAACCACGACTTCTGAGCCGCATCCCACCATGGCTGACCTTCAACCGTCCAGCCGTCGCCGACCAGCTCAGGTTGTGCAGTGAAGTTCGAGACGATCACTCGACATCCACACGCTTGCGCTTCAATGACTGGAATGCCGAACCCTTCGCCCATCGAGCAAGCCAACAGAACATCTGACGCCGTGTACATCGCAGCCATCAAGTTCTGTGGCATACCGTGACGATATGCATACTGGTCGACGATCTTGTATTTGTCTTGACTAACTCCGCAAGCGTCAAGAAGTTGAATCAGATTGATACCAGACATCGCACCCATCGGCTCGGTGTAGAGATACAGAACCGCATCAGGATGATCTTTCGCAAAGATTGAATACGCAAGAATGTTCTCAGCCCATGCCTTACGCGCAGGTTGACTGCCTTTGTTCGTTGCGACCATCGAGATGACGAATCTGTCTTCTTCCCATCCCATAAACTTACGGCCAGTCATCTTGCCACCATCAGCCAACGCGACAGTCTCGGTCGGTTTGAACACAGGTTCAATCGCGTGAGGAACATAAAGATGATCGATGCCTGCGATGTTCAACATTCGTGAACCAAACTTCGACATCGCGATCGGTTTCACATTCTCACGCGCACACCACTCCAACACTTCTGGCGGTGCAGGCTGATGATCAATCGGAACCCATGACGCGATGTTCTTCAACTCTTTTAATGATTCAGATTTCAACACCCACACATCAAACAAAGTCATCAACAATGTTGGTGTTGAAAGATCTTGACTAGCCCATTCCATTGTGTGCGCAACCACAACATCGTCGCTGTATGTCGCGAGTCCTTGTGGATACATTTTGAAACCATTCCAAGTCGATACCGAACCCGCAAGTCCGTACATCGCGTGGACTGCTATTTGGTGGTCTTCTTTCGCGAGCCTTTGGATGACTTGCGCGGTTTGCTGTCCGTATCCGGTGGCAGCCCAAGGTGCGTTTGAATACCAGACGACTCTGAGTCGGTCGGGATTGGTTGGTCTGATATTTCCAAGTAGTGCGCTGCGCCCGCTCGGACTAACCGCTCCGCCAACGCTCCTGGCATCTCCACTGGTATGCCTCTTACTATTACTGTTACCCACATGATCCTCCTAAGAATAGTGCAGGAATAGATAAAGCCTCGGCAAGTCCTGCACGACCGACCGAGGCTTAATCTTAGTCACAGCCCTTGCGGACTGCCATGTCTGTTTTCGGTTTTACTTCCTAATTATCAGGCTGCGTTACCGATGAAGTGTTTGACATGTGATGCTTGTGGCAAGTTGCCGTCAACACGCATTGTTGCGCGGAAGGTAACAAGGCCAGTGTTGAATGCGAAGTCATCGCTTCGATCCAACTTGATTCCGCCAACTTGGCGAACGAAGTAACTTGGAAGGTGTCCGAAGATAACCGACTTCGCTGCTGATCCTGTTGATGCCATTGCTGGGTTCTCGAACACTGGGTATCCGAGGAGCAAGTCATTGGCGTCAGCGTTGAGTGCTGGTGAGAACACATAGTTGCCTGCTGTGTCCTTCAACGAACGCATCTTCGCGATTGAAGACGCGTTCATCTGGAAGCCTGAACCAGCCAAACGACGACCTGCTGTTTCTACCGAGTAGACCAAGCTGATCAAGTTGTCTGCTGTGAACTGACCTGACACACCTGTTCCGCCAGTTATGCCGGAACCTGATGCTGCGACGATGCCTTTTGGCTGAGCACTACCTGTGCCAGTTGTCAACGCTGCGTTCACTCGGAAGCCAAGTTCGTTGCCGACCTGATCTGCCAAGAACGACAGGATGTCTACACCGCTGTCCTCGATCAATTCAGTTGACATTTGAACAAGGAACGCAAACTTGTATGCGCCCAAAGTGATAAACGAGTTGAATACTGGATCTGACTCATCGATTGCTGTGCCTTCGCCAATGACTGCCGCAGTTGAATACTGTGCAAGCGATGGAATTTGAAGATTCTCACCAGATGCTGTGTTCAACACAGTTGAAGTTTGAAGCATTGGACCAACTGTGCGAGCAAGCATGATGACCTGGTCGTAGAACGAAGTCGGTACTGGTGCGCCAGTTTGGGTTTTGACGAGATCGCGCTTCTCAAACGAATGCGAACGAATTTCGCCTTTCGCCATTGAGCGGATGACATCTGCATCTGAACGAACACCGCGTGGAGCGTCAGCGACAGGACGAACCTGATCTGCCATCTCGCGTGTTGCTGCATCCAAACGAAGTTCACGAGCCTCATCGGAGCGGAACTTTTCGATTGTTGCTTGGCGATCCTCAAGTTCTTTGCTGATGCGCTCGTATGTCTGTGTCTCTTCTGCTGTCAAGTCGCGCTTCTCAGCGGTTGCAACATCAAGAATCTTCTTTGCGGCTTCCCACGCTGTTGCGCGTTGTGCCATTTGTTGTTCAATAAATTGTTTCATGGTTTCCTCGTGTGTA